GATCTTCCGTTGCTAAGAAAAGATACGGAAGAGAGAACGACGGGAGGTAACTCATGAAAATTATAAATATCAAGGGAACCATTGTATCAAATGATGATAAGTGGATCTATGAATGGTTGGGGTATGATGCTACCAGTCCTAATGATATTGCGAAAGAGCTGGATGAGGCAGCAGGTGATGATGTCGTGATTAAGATCAATTCCGGTGGTGGGGATGTGTTTTCAGGAAATGAGATTTATGATCTGATTCATTCCTATCAGGGTAAGACAACCGTTGTGATTACGGGAATCTGTGCATCCATTGCAACCGTAATTTCCTGCGCAGCCAATGTGGTTCAGGCAAATCCGGGGATTCAATACATGATTCACAATGTATCCTGTGCCGCAAGAGGCGATTACCGGGATATGGATCATGCATCGGATACTCTGAAAGTGGCAAATAAAGCCATTTCCAATGTATACCGGCTGAAAACCGGCATGACAAATGAAGAATTATTAAGTCTGATGAATGAAGAGACCTGGATGGATGCAGAAAAAGCAAAGAAATACGGCTTTGTGGATGAGATTATTGGTGATAACGGGGTTTTTGATGATTTTGATACTCCGATTACATATCACAACTCCGTTGCTATGGTGCTGAGCAACGAGGTGAAACAAAAGGTGAGAGCAGCATTTATGAATCCGGATCAGGGGGAGAAGGATAGACGGAGGATGCAGCAAAACTTAACAATTTTAAAGCTGAAAGGAGAAGCAAACAATGTTTAAGAATTACGAAGAGTACAAAGCACAGAGAGACGCGCTCATTGATAAGGCTGAAACAGCCATGAATGAGGGGAAAACCGAGGATTATAATGCTGCGGTTAAGGAAGTGGAAGATCTGGACAAGCAGTTTGATGAATTCAAGGAACGAAAAGCAGCTGTGGAAGCAATGAAAGGGGCAGTAAAGCCACCTTTATCTGATGTTGGCGTAGAAGGGGCAGTAAATGTGATCGTAAATCAGCAGGATGATCAGTTGGAGTACAGAAACCAGTTCATGAATTATGTTATGAATGGTACACCGATCAAAATGAGCAATCAGGATGAAGTAACTACATCAACAGATGTAGGGGCCGTGATTCCGAATACGATTCTCAATAAGATTATTGAGAAGCTGGAAACGGTCGGTGGTATTTATGCCAAGATGACGAAGACCTTTTACAAGGGCGGTGTAAGCATTCCGACTTCAACAGCAAAGCCAGTAGCTACATGGACCTCGGAAAGAGGAACTTCTGACAAACAGAAGAAAACATTAGGATCCATTACGTTTTCCTATTACAAATTACGCTGCGTTGTAGCGTGCTCTATTGCAGTGGATAATGTGACGCTGGAAATCTTCGAAGCTACACTGGCTAAGAATATTGCAGATGCAATTGTAAAGGCAATCGAGTCTGCATCATTCAACGGAACAGGAAATACCGGAAATATGCCGGAGGGCATTCTTACCAAGGAGACTCCTGTAGGACAGACCATTGAAATTGCAGAAGGTTCTGATCCGACTTATGATGATTTCCTTGCTGCAGAAGCAGCTCTTCCGGATGAATACAGCAATGGTACTGAGTGGTATATGCGCAAGAAGACTTTCTTTACTAAGTTTCTTGGCTTGAAGGACAGTAATGGACAGCCTATTGCCAGAGTATCCATGGGAATTGCAGGAAAACCGGAGTACACCATCCTTGGAAGAAAGGTTAACTTTACAGAGTATGTGCCTGCATTCCCGGCTACAGTATCTGCAGATACCAAGTTTGCAGTAATGTTCAATTTTGCGGATTATATGCTGAACACCAACATGCGGATCGGCATGAAGGAATATGAAGACCATGATAACGATGATCAGATCAAAAAAGCGGTTATGCTTGCAGACGGTAAGCCGGTAGATCTGAATTCTATGGTTGTCATGATGGTAAAAAAAAAGTAACGAATGAGACGGCAGCCCAGTCAAGAAAAGCCGTTTCCAGAAAGAAAGTGGTGAGCAGTGATGAAAATACCGGAAAAGTTACTGAAACAGGTGAAGGACTCAATTCGGATAAAGAATGAGAAACTGGATGGTACAATTCAGGCAGACATTGAAGCAGGAGCGCTTGATCTGCGAAGAGTGGGGATTGTGGCATTGAATGTGAATGGTGAACTCCGGGAGGATGCATTGCTTTATAAAGCATTGGAATTATACGTGAAGGCAGAAGAGGACTTTCAGAGCAAAGGTGAGCAATATCGCAGGAGCTATGAAGGTCTTCGGGATGCCTTAAGTCTGGATGGTGAATATCGTGAGAAACGAGCTGATTAAATTAATTACAGTTACCGGAAGAACTAGGAACCGGAACGGCTTTGAGACTGGAGAAGAATGCCAGGAAAATGAAATATTTGCAGAGGTCAAATCGGTAGGAAGGACGGAATATTATGATGCGTTGCGGGCAGGTGTGAAAACCTCCCAGATCTTTGACGTTCACCCGGAGGATTATCAGATGGGATGTATTGCCAAGGATGACAAAACATACCGGCCATCTAGGGTGATTTATGAAGGTACCGAATATAGAATCGGACGCACCTACTGTAAAAGTATTGATTCCATGGAAATCTCCTGTGAGGAGGTTGAGTAATGGCGCAGATGTCATGTTATGAGGATGATTTTGAGAGCCTCTTTAATCTTAACTTCTATGAAATTGCTGAGGAGGGAGTAAAGGAAGCTGCTCCCGTACTGGAAGCTGCAATGAAAAAGTCGGCAAGAGCCAGCATACAGCATGAGGGTGATTCCGAAATGATTGATTCCATTAAAGCGTCCAGAGTAAAAAGGACCAGAGATGGAGCTGTGATCGTTAATGTGGGACCGCGTGGATATTCCAAGGTGAAGAAATTCCACCGGAAGAGTGGAAAGAGCGTCAATGCACTTAGGACTTATCCGGTAAGTAACGCATTGAAGGCGATCTGGAAGGAATACGGATACAAAGGACGTCCTGCACAGCCATTTATTGTGCCGGCCCGTAATGCTGCGGAGAATGAGGTACATAAGATTCTGCAGGACACATTTGACAGAAAGGTGGATTCGTTATGACACTGAATGAACGGATCATAGATCTTTTGGGAAATGCAACGGGGTTATCCGTGGATCAGGACCGGAACGATGATGGGAAAAGTGAGATATACATCATTTTTACCTATGAAGATGAACGTCCTGCATTTCATGGAGATAATGAGGTTCTGGCAGATGAAACAGATCTCCAGATCCAGTTGTTTTCACCGAAAGAATTTGATTATCTGCAAACAAAGAAGATCATACGCAACACACTGGAAAAAGCTGGATTTATTGTTTCATCTATCCGGAGTTTTCTGGGTGATGAGTTAACAGGAACAGAGAATACGAGACAGACCATCTTTTCTGTCTCGTGGTTAGAAGGAAGACAGGAGGAATAAAAAGATGGCTTATATTGGATTAGCAAAACCTTATATTGCAAAGTTAAAGTCACAGACAACTACGGGTGGAGTAACCACTCCGGTATATGAAAATGGATTTAAGTGTGGTAAAGCAATCGCCGTGAATGTCACGCCAAACTACAACGAAGCAAAGCTTTATGCTGATAATATTCTTTCCGAATATGCCAGGGAGTTCAAGGACGGAACCATCAAGTTGGGTACAGATCGGCTTCCGAAGGAGGCACAGGGAGTTGTATTCTCACATGAAGTGTCAGAGGATGGAAAGACCGTAAAATATAAGACGGGGGATAACGCGAACTATGTCGGTGTTGGCTTCTGCATGGAAGAAATGCTGGATGGTGAGAAACAGTATGTGGCGATTGTTGTATACAAGTCGAAGTTCACGGAAGCAGCAATGGAATATGAGACTAAGGGTGAAAACATCACCTTTAAGACTCCTTCAATTGAAGGATCGATTACTGCACTGGATGATACACAGTGGAAGAGCACCAATGTGTTTGATACAGAGCTTGAAGCGGAAAACTTCATTAAGACTACGCTGAATATCACAGAGTAGTTGCACCGGTGCAACAAAAATAAGGGAGAGTATGTGGTAGATACTGCATACTCTCTTTTTCATTGGGAGAATGAATTATGTTTGAAAACTTAAATACAATTATCCTTCAGGGAAAGAAGTATCCGATCCGCTGTGACATTAATGTCTGCGAAGCGGTACAGGATGAGTTCGGATCCTTACCGGCATTTGAAAGAAAGTTGTTGGGGCTTGAATTCCAGCGGGACGAAAATGGACGGATCAAGACCAGGATCGATGAGGAGGGAAAGGAAGTCCCAGATTTCAGACTTACAGAACCGTCATTAAAAGCTATTCGGATCGGAATTAAAACGATGACGCAGGAGGGAAAAGAGTTTGCTTTAGCGCAGGGGGATCCGGTGCCGGATATTGATGTCAATATGGCTGTCTTGGACATGCAGTTTGACCGTGAAACTGTGGCAGCACAGCTTCACGAAGAATTTGTCCGCTGTTTAGAGCAAAAAAACGTGAAGACCTCCAGATCTGTGAAGAAGTAAAGAAGGGTTTCGAAGATGAACCCATACAGTTTTGGAGGTTACGGGCAAATGGCGTGATTTTTGGTCTTAGTAACCATGAAATTGGGATGCTGAGACTGGGATATTTTAATCAGATGTTATATGCCTATCAGGAACGATACAACATGATGATCGAAAAGAAAATCTATGTGTTGCCTGAAAAGCGGACATCCATATTGGATCTTTAAGGAGTAAAAATATGAGCGACAAGAAGAAAATTGGCGCAAAGATCGTTGTAGATGGGGAAAAAGAGTTCCGTTCTTCCCTGACTGCATGTAAAAATACAACCAATCAGTATAAGAGTGAGCTGGCTTTACTGACTGCGCAATTTGCTAAAAATCAGAATTCCCTGGAAGTACTTACAAGGAAACAGGAAGCCTATAGTAAGATTGCAGAAGAGGTGACTCATAAGAAAGAACTGTATCAAAAGGTACAGGAAGCGTCTATTCGTGTCTACGAGCAGGAGGAGCAGAAACTCTTAAGCCTTTCCAGGGCGAGGGAAGAAGCTGCTCAAAAACTGGAAGAAGCCAAAGGGTTATACGAGGAAGGCTCTAAGGAACTGTCTGAGTACGAACAGGCTTTGACGGACAGTAATCGTGCATATGAAAAACAGAAGACGGCACTGGAAAATCTCAATAACCGCATTACCAATTATCAGACGGAAATCAATAAGGCAGATACCGAACTTGCAACGATCAATGCGAGTATGCAGGAAAATGAAACATATATCCGGGAAGCCAGGTCTTCCTACGATAATACGGCGAAGTCCATTGATGAGTTCGGTAATGAGGTAAGTGAGGCTTCAGATAAAGTCAATCTGTTTGGTGATGTGCTGAAAGCGAATCTTGCAGCTGATGTAATTAAGGCAGGAATACAGAAACTGGCAGACGGATTAAAAGAAGCAGCCACCTATGCGGTTGATGTGGGATCCACATTTGAAGCATCCATGAGTAATGTGGCAGCCTTATCCAAAGCTACCAGAAGTGATCTGGAAGAGCTTACTGCGAAAGCAAGACAGATGGGCGCGGTTACGAGATATTCCGCATCAGAGGCAGCAGACGCATTTTCTTATATGGCACTGGCCGGATGGAATACAAAGCAGATGCTTGAGGGTATCCAGCCGGTTTTAAATCTGGCAGCAGCGGCGAACATGGATCTTGCGCAGGCGTCAGACATTGTAACTGACTATCTTACGGCATTTGGTTTAGAAGCGCAGGATGCCGGACATTTTGCAGATATGATGGCAGAGGCCATGTCTACATCCAATACTACGGTAGAATTACTGGGAGAGTCCTATAAAAACTGTGCAGCAACAGCACACTCCTTAGGATATGAGGTTGAGGATGTTACTGCTGTGCTGGCAACGATGGCGAATGCCGGTATTAAAGGTGGTGAAGCAGGAACTGCGCTTAGTGCTATTATGACCAGACTGGCAACTAATACGAAACAGTGTAACCAGGAACTGGAAAAGTATGGTGTGCAGGTCTATGACAGTCGTGGAAATATCCGTAAATTGTCATTGATATTAAATGAAATGGGAGACGTCTGGGACAACCTTACGGATAAGGAGCAGGCGAATCTTGCCAAGAGTATAGCCGGACAGAATCATTATTCCAATCTTCAGACAATCATGGCGGGAGTATCAGAGCAGGCAAAGGCAGCAGGACAATCCTTTAATGATTATGCAGCGTCTCTTCGTTCCTGTGATGGAGCAGCAGAGAAGATGGCAGCAACCATGCAGGATAATCTTAAGGGCAAGATTACGATTATGAAGTCTGCTTTGGAAGGACTTGGGATCGCTGCCTATGATGTGTTTGATGATACGATGAAAACATCGGTTGATAGTGCGACAGATGCGATCAGTATGTTGGAAGACCAGATTTCCGATGGGGATCTGGGTATATCATTAAACCGCTTAGCAGAAGATGTGGACGAACTTGCAGAAGAGTTTATCAAAACAGCAACAGAGGCTCTTCCGGGAATGATTGATGGCGTGTCGTGGGTGATCGAGAATGGAGATACTATTGCAAATGTACTGAAGGGAGCTGTTGCAGGATATCTGGCTTATGAGGCAGCAGTAATGGCTTCCACGATTGCAACAGAAGGGTTCACGGCAGCATTAAGCCTTAATCCCATTGGGATGCTGGCAGCAGCACTGGCATTCTGTACGGTTGAGGTGACGAAGTTTGTAGGTACAATTAAGGATATTTCACCAGAAGTAGAGGATCTGGCTAATAGCGCAGACCGGTTGGAAAGCAAGTCTCAGACACTGGCCAACAGTGCACAGACACTCCGGAGCGGGTTTGAAGCAGAACGGCAATATATCACTGGATTAAAAGATGAACTGGTAGACCTGAATTCCAAGGAACAGCTCTCAGCGGAAGAAAAAAGACGTGTAAAAGAGATTGTAGATAAATTAAATACATCATTTGAGGGGCTGAATCTTTCTGTAGATCAGCAGACCGGAAAGGTATTGCAGGCGTCAGAATCCTGGGAAACCTATATTGATACACAGCTGAAACAGGCACAATTAGAGAGTGTGCTTGAAAAAATTAATGAGCTGGAAGATCAGAAGATCGACAATGAAATCAAGTTGATGGAGATCCGGAAAGAAGTTAATGATGATACTCTGATGGCAGCTCATGCCAATCAGGATTACATTGATGGATTGATGATGAAGGTGGAATTGACCGAACAGGAGTCAGAAGCGCTGGAGAGACATCAGGAGATCCTTTCAAAAGTCACGACAGATCAGCTGGTTTTACTTCAGGAAAACGATGAACTGGTACAGAGCAATGCCGATCTGTGTGAGCAGCAGGATCTTTTGCGGCAGTACATGGATGAAAACATTGG